ACCAATGACGCGAAACTTCTGCGTATCCAGCGCAGCTGTTGAGAACACCCATGGAGCAGAGGTCAGAGGTGCAGAAGCCAGCGGTGGCGATACGTCGATCTGTGTCGCGCCGACCGACACCGTGACATTCGCACGGGCATAGCTGCCATCACGCATTATCACGCTGACCACGCCAGCACCAGCCACGCCGATCGGCGCATCCAGTAGCAGCGTCGAGGCCGTGCTCCCTGCCAGCAGTCGCCCGCCATTACGTGCGCCGGCCCGATTGGCATCAGCGACGTCGATGATGTCGCCAGGCAGAGGCAGCGCTCCGTCTGCACCGACAGCAAACGTAACAGCCTCAGACTCGGCGTACAGCAGCCAACGACCCAAGCGTCGAGCCTGGCCGCGCGAAGTGCAACCGATGGCTACAACATCGCTCTGCTGAATACGCCCCCACTTCGCGATCAACTCGGGACGCTCGACCACCTCGACCGTCTGCTTGTATTGCTGGTTCGGGTCGTTCCAAGTGACGGCGGCGACGTTATATCGCTGGTCGGAAGAAACGGATTGGTAGCTGAAGTCGCCACCGACCACGTTTGAGTTATTGAACAGGTATCGACTGGAGCGCGGCGCGTCCTGCACCGCTGTCAGCGTGCCGCCCGCCCAAAAGCAAATAGCGCGGAACACAGAAACCATATCGTTTATCAGCTTCCAGGCGTCCTGCTGAGTGGTCAGCGCGAGGTTGCAGGTAAAGCGCGGCTCCCAGCCGCCGTATCCGTTCGGAACCATCGCATCGCAAAACTGAGCGATGTTGTACAGCGTCCACTTGTCGACCAGCGACGTGTCGAGCAACCCACCTAACCCATAGCGGGTATTGGTCAGCATGTCGTACCAGACCCAGGCCGGATTATCAGACCATGCGCGCCTAAATGAGCCGTTCCATGATCCGCTGTACGTGCGCGTTGCGGGGTTGTAGTTGCTTGGAACCAGGACCTTTAGGCCGCGCACCATGAAGGCCATGCGCGGGATGCTGGAGAACTGCTGCGCATCGATACTGACGCCACACAGCGCGGTGTTCGGATAGCGCAGTTTCTCGTCCCACAGCAGGGTCATGCTGTCGAAGAAGGTTCGGTTTTGGAACATCGAGCTGGGCGAATCACCAGAAAGAGATGCGCAAGGCAGGACTGCGCGCGGCCGCCCATGTCTTCAATCAGCCCTCAAGCAAGGATCGGATGATTTTGTGGCTCATACCTGATTGTTCCTGATGACTTCATCGACGATCTGCTGGAAGCGGGCCACGGTGATTCTCACCATTCCGCCCGGGGCTTGCTTCGAGTGTCCGTACTCCAGGGGAATCGCATATGGCAGGTTATTGATGAGGTAGGCCACTTGGCCGGCCGTGAAGTCGCTGACGGCGGAAACCAGGGCGGCGATTGTCTCGTTCCCGCTCGGATCAACCTCGTCAAACGTGACGTTCTCGACGACGTTGATCGAAAGATGCCAGTTCGCCCGGAATCGCCCACCGACGTAATCCTTGCCGGCGACCAATCCATTCACGTTGAAGTTTTGGTCCCGCTCAGTCTTGGTAAGGGGCTTGGCGTACTTCACGCCCGCCTTCAGCTTTCCGGACTTGGTGAAGTTGCTGTCGGTCAGGTTGATGACCGTGTTGCCGTTGACGGTTTGAACGTTCGAGATGATGTCGCGGTTGTCATGGACCAGCGCAGCACCGCCCACCAGCCCCAGGATGATTTCCTTGTTCGGCGTGCCGGTCTGCATCAGCGCTGGAGCGTCGGTGACGATCGAGACTTTGCCGAGGATGTCGACCACGCGGACGTTGCCGGCCACGAACAGATTGGTGGAGTTGCCGATCGCTTGTCTGCATCAATCAGGTGGGCATGGTCTTCGTTATGGATGCTGCCGGTATCGGCCAGGATCTCGGCGCTCAGCCAATCCCAAACCTCAGGCGCTGGAGTGAGGCGGATACCGAAGTCGGAGAGCTCGGACAGTTCAAGCAGTGACGATGGAGGATACGGCCTATCCATGGGTCACCTTGCGCTTGAAATGGTGGTGCGTTGCAGGTACGGCAGGAGTTGACTCGATGCAGGAGGCAGAGCTATGCCAAGAGTTTATATGGTTCAGCGCAAGCTATGCATGATCACCGATTCATCCGGCCTGCCATGCGGCACCCTAATCCAAGTGCTCGCATGAGAGGCCGGCCCTCTTAGCTTTCACCATCATGCACAGTGACCCTAACTCCCGTAGCGACAATCTCGTACTCAGTTTCGGAAATCTTATTTACGGCACCACCAAATTGCATTTCGAAATGCTTCAGACCTTCATGTCGAACCATTCCGTTTGGCGAGCGCTCAACGGTCTCGTCCTGATAGATGTTAATCACGTAGTCCAAGTTATCCGTGCCGACCCCAACTATTTTTCCAACATATTTATCTGCCATGTCGAACTCCTTGCGTGAAATCTCAAAGTAGCTGGTACAGACAGATGAATCCACAGCATTGAACAGTTCACTTCACCATGATGTTGGTCTGCGCCTGAGCCTGTCCGTGCAACAGAGCGACTATAAGCCCCTGAGGTAGACCAGCAGCCTTGGCTGCGTTGATTGCCTTGCACATGCTTTTGTCCAGATTGTTGATCGCTTTTACGATCTCAGAGCTCAGCGGCAATGCGTGATACAGGCGGGTAACAGTGGACATAACTCTCTCCAAGTCGCGACACAATTTGCTGATTCGCGAAAAGCGTCGCGAGCTATAGCGAGTCGACTTTCCGACCCAGGAACCGAGTAACCATTTCCCGAATCGCGGTAACACCAAGGAAGCCAATGGCGCCCCCGGCAGCTACGGACAGATTCGACGGCCAGGCCATCCACTCAATGACGCTACTGGCAGACAGGCTCAACCCACCACAGATCAGCGCTTCGAAGAAAATCCGGCGCTTGCTGGGCTCTTTAGCGTCGTACAGGACGCGCAGGAAGGAGATTAGGATCGCCATGATTGCGCCCTGCCAAAGTGGATTGCTCAGGGCCACCCAGAGCGCGGCCCATGCATCTGGGTTCTTTTCAGGCATGGTTCGCATCCGGCGTCCTCCCTTGCGGGGAGCATGAATAAAAGGGCTGGTGTGAGCAGCCAAAGGGAATAGGCGCCTCCTATTTGCGCATGACCGAGATCAGAGGCTTGGAGGGCTTTGGGGAAATCGCAGATATAAAAAAGCCCCACACGATGGCGAGGCTTAGCCAGAGGAGACTTAACTAAAGTGCTTGAATTCGTACTTGGCGACGTTCGCTCTCATATCATCAAGCAGGTCATGGCCTCGCCATGTGAGCGAGATCAAAGTCTCAACGCCTGAGGCGTCTAGGCTGCTCTCCACGAATGCTTCCTTGATGATGAGCTGGAGCGCATGGGTCCCTTGTTCCTTTTTGGCTTGGTCTTGAATGTCATGACCAAGCGCTGCGTTCAGAGCATGCTCTTGAAGAATTCCTTTTCTATGAGCCTGTTCGACTTGCTCAAGAAGTCCCTTGATGTAATTCCAATTCCGCCTCATATGTAAATTCCTCTCTGCCATTTCAGGTCAAATGAGAATAGTCAGAGAATGGAACACCCATACAAAAAAACCCGACGCAATGGTCGGGTTCTTTTCTGTCATTCTTAACACGCAAGAAGGACAAGATAGGTATTAATCTATGCCACTCTGCCACTACGGTCAAGCAGCAATATCGGCATCTATCAAGCCCTCAGCATCGAGAATGCCTTGAGCCTCTGCCAGCGCCGCGTCAACCATGCTTTTCAGGTCCTTGCAGATGGCCGACTTCCAGCGGTATTGCGTGCGTTCGGCGGTAGGCTCGTCCACCCAGTTATCCATGCAGTACCAACCGACCGGGAGGACGTTCGTCGAACGCTTCCCTTCTTGGCCGGGCAGTTTAGGCATTGCCCAGGTAACGACCGCGGCGTGACGGAATCGCTCAGGCGCCGGCGACTTGATGGCCTTGGCGATAGTCACGATCGCGTCATGCTTGCGCTGGGTGTGAGTGGAGTATTGGGCCAGCAGCACGAGCCAGTGCGCCGGAGCAAGCCCTTTGCGCAGCCGGCTGAAGACCATGCAGTCAACGAGAAATGCAGCCTCCTTGCCGACGATCTCCCCTTTCTGCTTCGCGCACTGCACCTTCGGCTCGAAGTCACACCCGCCTGCGGAGTTGATGGTTTCGGCGGCGAGCGCCCGTACAACTGCTGAAACAACGTTGCGATAGGTCATGCTGCTCTCCCCTTCAGCTCTCTTGTTTTTGCCCGGTAGTCGGCGGTCATCGCCTTCAACTCTTCGATGGTGTACTTCTTCGGCTCATGCGAACCTTCCAGCCAATCGACTGCCTCGGCGCCAATTCACTTAACCAGCGCGACGCGGTAATTCACGATATTCCCGGACAGCTGGGTGTTGCACGGCGAGCACTGGCGGTGGCAGTTCAGCGGCTCGAAGCGTAATGCTGGATTGCTTCCGACGGTGCGATAATGCCCAGCGTCGTACTTGCCCTGGTGATGCCGACCGCAGCTGATGCACGGCGACTCAGCATCCCGGGCGCGGACCCAGGCGTTGAAGGCGATCTGAGTGTCCTTGAGATGATCCGCCCGACTCTTCAGCTTCTCCTTGCGGACCTTGATCTCTTTGCGCTCGAGCTGAGCCAGCGACTTACGCGCTTTCTCCTGGTTCACATCCTTGATGGCTAAGCCACACTTTGGACTGCACACCTTTTGCCCGAGGCGCTGCGGCGGGAAACTGATGCCGCATGCTGGGTTCTTGCAGGTCTTTGGCTTGGGCTGCTTGGTGGTGAGACTCATGCATAGCTCCCCAACTGATCGGCCGCG